AAGTAGCTTCCGATGTGTTGTCCAAGTTATTCCAGAGGGTAGTAGGTGAAGAGGTAGCTAACATAGGTATTGATTACGTCAACGGTAAGTTGCACAGCATGGAAGCGTTACGTAACATAATCTCTAGCTATCAAGATGACTTCATGCCTAACTTAAAGGTAGACTGGGATGACATAAGTATGGATACACTACTGAAGCTAGGTAAGACACAAGCACAGTGGAAGTTTAATATCCCTAGCCTTGCTCGTAGGATAGAGGGCGTGAGTGGTGGTCACTTGATCATGGTAGGTGCTAGACCTAATACAGGTAAGACATCCTTCCACGCCTCACTCATAGCCTCAGAGAATGGGTTCGCTAATCAAGGTGCTAAGTGTATGGTGCTAGTCAATGAGGAATCATACGACAGGGTAGGTGAGCGATACATGAATGCGGCAACAGGTATGACAAGCAAACAGATAGTAGCTAACCCATTGAAGGCGGCACAGAAGTACAACCCTGTACTCCAACAGTTAGTCTTGAAGGACACAACAGGTAAGACTATGGAGTGGGTCGAGGCTGTCATCAAAGGGTACAAGCCAGACATAGTTGTACTAGACATGGGTGATAAGTTTGCCCAACGTACTAGTGACAAGTCTGATGTGTACTTAAAGGATGCGGCAATCTATGCACGTAACATAGCTAAACAGTACGGCTGTGCTATCTTCTATATGTCTCAGCTATCAGCGTCAGCACAGAATGTAGTCAACGTAGACCAGTCAATGCTTGAGGGTAGTAAGACAGGCAAGGCGGCAGAGACAGACCTAATGATACTCATCAGTAAGAACAGGGATGACTTCGACAGTGGAGAGAAAGATCCTGAGAGACACTTGATTGTTTCTAAGAATAAGTTACAAGGTGGGTGGCACGGTAGAGTAACAGTTGAGTTAGATGGTGACACAGCTAGATACTCAGCATAAAAGGATACTAATAATGGATAGGATAGAACCCTTCAAGAAGCTTCTTAAAAATGTTATTACAAATGCAACGAGACCTTCACCTACTCGTGTAGATAGTTCACTTGATTACGGTAGGGTAAACACAAAGGAAGTTAATCTTACAGCAGAGTACTTGATGCATATGTTTTATGATGTACAAAACTGCAAGTGCCATTGGTTTGACGTTGAGTTAAATCCTGCATGGATAATGGAATCCTTTCATCCTTTATCTATGAGTGTAGATAGATTAGAAACGGACTACACAAAAGGTTCTGTTGTTATATGTTCAAGGCTTGCCAACTTAGGTAGGAGTTCATATCCAGATGAAGACTTTAAAGAAGTTATAAAGTATTTAAAATCACAATGGGGATGGGATGGTTATCTTTTAGATCCCCCTATACAAAAGGAGTTATTCTAATAATGAGACTGGTACTAGACGTAGAGAACACAGTAACTAAACGAGGAGGTAAGACACATCTAGATCCCTTTGAACCTACTAATACATTAACACAGGTAGGGGTACAGAACTTAGACAACCCTGATGAGAAGTACATCATGACGTTTGATCACGTTGAGTACCAAGACATATCAGGTGACAGGTCACGACAGCTACAAGCTGTACTAGATAGAGCTACACTGTTAGTTATGCACAACGCACAGCATGACTTGATGTGGCTGTGGGCTAGTGGTTTCAAGTATGATGGTGACATATATGACACGATGTTAGCTGAGTACGTACTGTTACGTGGACAGAAGAGACCACTAAGTCTTTCCGCTTGCGTTGAGTATCGTGAGTTGGAACATCAGAAGGATGACACACTAAAGGCGTACTTCAAGGATGGGTACAACACTAATGAGATACCCCTCAAAGAACTCAGCTTCTATCTAGAGTGTGATCTAAATGCCACTGCGTCATTATACCACAGCATAGAGAAAGACTACAACACAGCAGAGAGTGAGAGCTTACACAACATCAGAGACATTACCTTCAAGGTATGTAAGACACTGACTCGTATGTACATGACAGGTATCAAGATCGACACTGATGTACTCAACGATGTGCGTAAAGAGTTTGAAGAAGAGAAAGCACAGATAGAGACACGACTTAACCGCACAGTACATGAGCTAATGGGTGACACACCAATCAATCTCAACAGTGGTGAGCAGATGTCTAAGGTGCTATTTAGTCGCACCCCCCTTGATAAGAAAACTTGGGTGACTACATTTGAATCAGTCTCACCTGAAGAGTTTAAAGATACACTAAATACTTACAGTAGTATCATAAGTAAGACTAAGGCTAGTATATGTTTAACTTGTAGAGGTAAGGGTAAAGTATTTAAAACTAAGAAAGATGGTAAAGACTTTAAGAAGCCTAGTGGTTGTACTAACTGTGACGCTAAGGGTTACCTACTCAACAGCACAGGTGTTGTAGCTGGCTTCAAGTTGTCACCTAGAGACAAGTCATGGGTCAACGCTAACGGTTTCAAGACAGGCAAGGATAGCTTAGACGTACTGATTAGTACGGCACGTAACAACAACATGAGTGGTGCTGTATCATTCATACAAGATGTAAAGAGACTATCAGCTTTGACATCGTACCTATCTACATTCGTAGAGGGTATCAGTATCTTCACTAAGCCTGATGGTTTACTTCACGTTGGACTTACCCAACACGTATCAGCTACAGGTAGGTTCAGTGGACGTAACCCAAACATGCAGAACATGCCTAGAGGTAATACGTTCCCCGTAAAGAAAGTGTTTGTATCACGATGGGATGGTGGTCACATACTAGAGGCTGACTTCGCACAGCTAGAGTTCAGGGTTGCTGCACATTTGTCAGGAGACAAAACAGCTATTGATGAGATCAACACAGGGTTTGATGTGCATAGTTATACAGCTAAGGTTATCAGTGATGCAGGTCAGAAGACATCACGACAAGAAGCTAAGGCTCACACCTTTGCCCCTCTCTTCGGGGCTAGTGGTTGGGGTAGGAGCAGAGCAGAGGCGGCATACTACACACACTTCAACGACAAGTACTCCGGCATATCTACGTGGCATAAGTCTCTAGCTAAAGAAGCACTAGCAACTAAGAAGATAACTAATGTATCGGGTAGGCAGTATGCTTTCCCTTATGTAGAGAGAAGACCAAGGGGTAAGGTTAGTCACTTCACTATGATTAAGAACTACCCAGTACAAGGATTAGCTACAGCAGACATCGTGCCAGTTGTAGTAATGGAACTAGAAGAAAGACTACGGCTACTACAGTCGTGCTTAGTCAACACAGTACACGACTCAGCAGTAGTTGATGTACATCCAGACGAAACAAAATACGTACTACAAATAATAGATGACTTAAATAAAGACTTAGATAATATTATACATGAAGCCTACGATATCAAGATGTGTGTACCAATGCTACTAGAAGCAAAAATTGGTGACAACTGGCTTGACACATTAGACGTAGTGTAGTAAAACTATAAGTTCTTAACTCTTGAAAGGTATAGATATGAAAACAGAATTAACAGTAGCCACAGAGAATGGTATGTCGATGTCAGAAATGATGGGCGTGTCCGTTGGTGAAGGTGGCAAGAAATCCTCAAGCCTAGCGAGGATGACACAGATACACTCAGGTATCATGGGGTCGATGGATGTAGGTGGTAAGACTATCAAGACAGAAGTCATACCATCTGGTGCATACAAGCTAGACTTAGGCAACGGTAAGATTGCTTACAGTACTAACCCACAGATACGAGTGTTCGCCATGCGTCAGCAGTGGACACGTTGGGATAGTGACAGCAGTCAGATGCAGAAGACAGTACTATCTGTTGATCTTAAGGGTGACCTCAAAGATAACACAGGGGGCTTCAACATAGGAAGACCTTCAGGTTATGTAGAAGATTGGGAGAGCTTACCTCAAGCTACTAAAGAACTAATGAGGCAAGTCAAAAGAACTAAGGTAGTATTTGGTACGGTTACTCTTCTAGATGCAGTAGACGAATCAGGTGCATCTCTTTCTGATGTAGGTACTGATGTACCCTTTATCTTAGATGTAAAGAATAGGGATAGTATCAAAGCATTAGATGGTGCAGTGAAGGCAATACAAAGAAAGAATGCACTGCCTATACAATACACGCTAGATCTTTCTGCTGACCAGCATACATTACCGACAGGTAATACTTACTCATCTATGATTGTAGGTTTAGGTGACAAGATAGAGATTGCTGAATCAGATAACGATGTACTCAGAGGATTCTTTGAGTGGATCACTTGGTCTAACGGTTATGTACTTGACCAGTGGTCATCTAAAAATACAGGTGGCTCAGTTGACCCTGCAATGTCAAAGATTATATCTGAGACTATGACTGATACAGACTTTGTTAGCGTAGAGGGGGCGGCTGTATAATGGAACACCCTGCTGAACTATCTGTCTATTCTTTCTTAGCAAAGGCTATGGCTGGAGAGGCTTCTGTATCTAAGGAGATAACAGATCAAGTCGCTACAGATGTAGGCAATGCGTTAGACAAGCAGTTCAACAGTAAGCCTAGAGGCGAGTTCAGACTTAGGATGTCCAACGTAGGGCGTCCTAAGTGTCAGCTTTGGTTCGAGAAGAATGACCCTGCAGATAAGACTCCATTCCCACCTCACTTCTTAATGAACATGTTGTTAGGTGACATAGTGGAGGCTGTCTTTAAGGGTCTTCTTAGGGCTTCTGGTGTACAGTTTGAAGACAACGGTAACATCACCTTAGACTTAGGTGATAACAAAACTATAAAAGGAGAGTACGATCTAATCTTAGATGGTAAGGTAGACGACATAAAGTCTGCGTCACCTTGGTCATACAACAATAAGTTTGTTAACTTAGAAACCCTCAAGCAAGGTGACAGCTTCGGCTACATACCACAGCTTGTAGGCTACGCTAAGGGTGCAGACAAAGATGTTGGTGGTTGGTGGGTAGTTAACAAAGGGACAGGTCAGTTCAAGTATGTCAACGCCTCATCTATAGACTCAGAAGAAGTACTCAATGACATTACTGACACGTACAATTACTTAGAGAATGATGAACCCTTTGAGCGTTGCTACGAAGCAGTCAATGAAACCTTTTACAAAGCAAGAACAGGTAACAAGAAGCTTACGATTGAGTGTGGCTTCTGTTCATACAAACATAAGTGTTGGCCTACTCTACAAACGATACCCTCGTTAGTATCAAAGGCTAAAGAGAAACCAATAGTAGACTACGTACACATAGCAAAGGAAGCGGCATGACAAAATTTACATTAGATAATGT